CCCATCTCGACCACGTGGCCCTCACCCACGAGCCGGTCTACAACGGGGCCGCCGTCATGACGGTGCGTTCCCAGGCCCGGCCGCTCTCGTCCTACCGGACCGAGCAGCAGCGCCATCACGTCCTGATCGAGCGGCTGCGCATTACCATTCCCCTCAGTCGCTGAACCATCCCGAGCTGAACCGGCCCGGCCAGGCTGAACCGGCCAGTGGTGAACCGGCGCGTGGGCTTGTTTCCCGCGCCGCGCCCGGGCGCTCGATCCCTCAAAGGAGGGACTGCGATGGCTTCCCGCTTCATGGACCGCCTGGCGGTCGACTACCGCAACCTGTCCGAGCAGTACGACGGCATCTTGAACCGGTGCAACGAGGACAACCGCGACCCGACCGACGACGAGGCCGCCATCCTGGACGGGCTGCGCTCGGAGATGACCCCGCTCGGCGACCGGCTGATCGAGCTGCGGGAGACCGACGAGCGCCGCTGGGCCGCCGTCCGGGCCATGAGTGACGCCCCGCCCGCCCCCGAGACCAAGAACCTGCCGGTGGTGGCGGTCAGAAGCGAGGCCGAGCTCTACCACCCGGCCGACGCCAGTGGCGGGCCCCGGCTGTCCTTCTTCCGTGACCTGATGTACGCCCAGGTCGACCAGGACGTCGAGGCCCGCTCGCGCATCGAGCGCCACAACCTGCAGATGCGGGCGGCCGGCACCACCACCACCGGGGCCGGCGTCATCCCGCCCACCTGGTTGTTCAACGAGTTCGCCATGCTCCAGCACGGGGCCCGGCCGTGGGCCGACACCCTGCGCCGGGTCGGGATCGACTCGGCCAACCCGGTCAACATCGGAAAGCAGGTCACCCCGGGCGCCGCCCCGGCCGCCCAGGCGTCGGAGAACGCCGCGCCGGCCGACGGCAGCTTCAACGCCAACGTGATCACCACCAACCCGGTGACCTACACCGGCAAGGTCGACGTGTCCCGCCAGCTGGTCGACGGGTCCAACCCGGCGGTCGACGGGATCATCTATGCGGACATCATGGGGGCCTACAACGAGCTGATCGAGAGCGCGGTGGTGAGCGCCTTCGAGGCCCTCAGCGCCCCCTCGGGCCTGGCCGGGGTCATCACCTACCCGGGCACCGCCCCGGTCTACACCAACCTGCCCGACGCCTTCATCGACGGCTCGGCCAGCATCATCAAGCGGCGCAAGATGCCGCCCCGGGTGGTCTTGCTCTCCACCGGCGCCTGGGCCTTTCTGGCCAAGCAGAAGGACCAGCAGGGCCGGCCGCTGGTCACCACCGGCTACCACGGGCCCGTGAACGCCTACGGCCTCGGCGAGGCGACCCAGTACGGGACCATCGCGGGCGAGGTCGTCGGGCTGAACTGCATCCCGTCCTGGGCCGGGGTCGACAACCACATCTACATCGTGAAGGTCGACGACCTGCTGCTGCTGGAGAGCTCGACCTTCAACTTCAGATACGAAGAGGTGCTCGGGCCGAGCTCGATCCGCCTCGGCGTGTGGGGCTACGCCGCCCCGGTGCTCGGCCGCTACCCGTCGGCCATTCTCCGCATCGACGCCGGCACCACCATCCCGGCCCCGGTCGTGGCCGAGGAGGAGGAGCCGGCGGCCGAGGGCGAGATCCCGGCCGAGACGGCCGGAGGCCCGGGCACGCCCCGGTCGAGGAAGTAACGGACCGGGCGATGGCGACCGGCTGGCCGCAACTGGCCGACGTGAAGGCCTACCTGCGGCTCGGGACCGACACCACCGACGACCCGGTGGTGACCCAGTTCCTGGCCGCCGCCATCGCCTGGGTCACGCACCGGGCCGACCCGCTCTACACCACCGTGGGCGGGTCGGCCTTCCTGCCCGACCCCCTCTTCACCGTCGCCGTCATGGAGGCCGGCCGGCTGTACCGGAGGCGGGACTCGGTCGACGGCACCGTGGGCTGGGGCGACCTAGGCGTGATCCGGGTCGGGCCGAAGGACCCCGACATCGAGAGCCAGCTGGCCCCCTACCTGGCCGTGGTGTTCGCATGACCCAGGTCCTCTCGGCCCTGCCGGCCGCCGTCAACCTGCTGCTCTACAAGGGCGACGACTTCACCATGACCCTCACCGTGACCAATCCCGACGGCTCGGCGGCCAGCCTGACCGGGGCGACGTTCAAGGCCCAGATCCGCACCGCCCCGGGGGCGGCGACGCTGCTGGCCAGCTTCACCACCTCGGTGGCCACCAACGTGGTCACCCTCATGCTGCCGAACGCCAGCTCGGCCACCCTGCCGGCCGCCTGTGCCTGGGACTGCCAGATGACGGCGACGGCCGGGACCATCACCACCCTGGCCGCCGGGACGGTCAGCGTGTCCGGGGACGTGAGCGTATGAGCAACGCCGAGGCCGGGGGCTCCGGCCAGCCCCACGCCACCGTGGCCACGCCGGGCCAGCCGGGCGTCACCGTCGGCCAGAGCACCCACGGCGCCACCGCCGGCCTGCCGGCCACCGCCGGGGTGGCCGTGGCCGCCCCCGGGGTGCCGAACGTGGCCGTCTATCCCGGGGGTGCCACCTCCGGGCCACCGGGGCCACCAGGGCCTGCCGGGCCACCAGGGCCTGCCGGTCCGGGGGTGCCCACCGGCGGGACGACCGGCCAGGTGCTCGAGAAGAACAGCGCCACCGATTACGACACCTCCTGGCAGACCGTCTCGGCCGGTGGCGGTGGGCCACCGCCGGCCACCACCGTGGCCGGACCGCCCGCCTTCGGTGCTGCCTCGGTGGTGGGGACGGGCACCAACTACGCCCGCAACGACCACGTCCACGGCCTGCCGGCCAACCCGGTGCCCGCCTTCGGCGCGGCCGTGGTGGCCGAGACCTCCTTCGGCCTGGCCAGCGCCATCGGCGTGGCCGGCACCCTGGCCCGCTCCGACCACACCCACGGCAGCCCGGCCGCCCCGGCGGCTCCGCCGGCCGCCGCGACCACCGTCGTCGGCCCCGACGCCTACTCCACCCCCTCGGCCGTCGGCACCTCCACCAGCTACGCCAGGGCCGATCACGATCACGGTCTCCTGGCCGCCCCCACCATCCCTTCGACCCTGCCCCCGTCCGGGGCGGCCTCGGGCGACCTATCGGGCAGCTATCCCGGGCCGAGCGTGGCCAAGGTCAACGGGGTGGCCGTGACCGGCACGCCGTCGAGCGGCCAGGTCATCACGGCCAGCTCGGCCACCGCCGCGGCCTGGGCCAGCCCGGCCGCCAAGGGCTGGGCCCATGCCTGGGCGACGGCCGGCCAGGTCATCCCCCAGAACGCGTGGACGACCATCACCTACGGCGCCACCGAGGCCGGCTCGGCCGGCCTCGCCACCTCGACCGGGCTCTACACCTGCCCGGCCACCGGGCGCTATTTCGTGTCCGGCTCGGTCGCCTGCCCGACGCAGACGACCGCCGCCACCACCTTCATCGCCGTCTACAAGAACAGCGCCTCCTACCAGCGGGGGGCCAACAACAATCAGGCGTCGAACATCGCCCCTGAGGTGCATGTCTCCACCGTGGTCAACTGCGCGGCGGGCGACACTCTGAGTATCCAGGTCCTGGCCAACATCGTCTCGGGTTTCACCACCGTCGCCGCCGCCGTCGACCAGACGGTCATGGTCGTCCAGCAGCTGACATGACCTGGTCCCGCGCCCCCGTGGCTGCCGCCCTGGTGGACATGCTGACCGCTGCGACCGAGGGCCTCCGGGTCCACCCCGCCCCGCCCGAGATCATCAACGGCCCCTGTATCGTCATCTCCCGGCCCCAGCCGGTGCTGTGCTCGGCCGCGGCGGTGGCCGTCGACGAGGTCACCCTGCCGGTCATCGTGGCCTCGGGGATCGAGCAGGAGCAGGCGCTCGAGGACATCATCGCCGTCTGCCGCCAGGCCGTGCTGGCCGACCCGACGCTCGAGCACAGCGTCGCCGCCGCCTGGCCGGCCGAGATCCGCAACTGGCGCAACGTGACCGGGGCGGGCGGTATCCAGCTGCTCCTGGCCGAGCTGATCCTGACCATCCACATGTGAGGTGAACATGGCAACCGCAACCAAGGAACCACCGCCCGAGGTGAGCCTGACCGCGGCCGGTGACCCGGTCGGGCCGACCATCACCCCGCTCGTCCTGAACGACGGCTACTTCGAGCTCGCGGGCACGAATTTGAGCTGTGCGGTCAAGCACCTGGAGGCGCCCTTCCCGGAAGTCAAACAAGTAACCATCACGACCTTCTGCGGGGAGTACGACACCCCGGGCACGACCAAGTACCACCTCCGGGCGACCCTGTACCAGGACTTCAGCGCCGGCTCGGTCGACTCGGTCCTCTACGCCGCCTGGCAGGGCTACGTCACCTCGGGCACCCCGGTGGCCTGGAAGGCCCGGCCCCACGCCTCCCGGGTGGCCGCGGCCGACAATCCGATCATCTCCGGCCTGGCCGTGCCCACCCCGTACCTGTGGCTGGGCGGCGACGCCGGCAATGCCAGCGAAGTGGCGATCGACTGGAACCTCTCGGCCCCCCCGACCCGGACGACCGGGGCGGTGGCCGCCACCGGGGCGGTGGCCGGGGCGCCCGGCTACTTCACCCCGTCGGGGTCGACCACGCCGGCCAACCTGGCCGCCCTGGCCGGCGTGACGGCCAGCCCGTCGACCAACTGGGCCGTCGGCCAGTACGTCATTACTTCAGATCTCTTGGCCAATAACTGGACCGGGGCGGCCTGGGCGGCCGGAAAGCACCCGTAATGGCCCCGGCGCCCCAGGTGGCCGTGGTCGGCATGAAGGCCCTGCGCCGCGACCTGGTCAAGATGGGCGAGGCCGGCGGCCCGCTGCTC